TGAGTCCATAATAACTGACCACGGACCCCGGACCATAAACTTTTTCTATCTCACCAACAATGTTCTGTATATCTTTTTGCCAGTGTCCCCATATTATAGCCTTACCCTCTATCTCATCTAATACTTCCATCAGCTCTATAATTCTATTATTTTTTATTTCTTGTGTGCTGCCATCATCAGCAACAAAATGGCCACAAGTTATTTGTTGTAATCTCATTAGTTGAGTAATTACTGTCATGGTAGAGGTCACTTTACCATTTAATGTTGCAAGTGCTTCTTTCTTCATTTGATCATAAACCTTCTGTTGTTCTTTGCTTAAAGTTATATGTCTTTTAGTCCAGTTCTTAGGAGGTAGATCTAAACAATCTTCTTTTAATACTCTGTAAGAGAAGCCCTGTAGTTTTTCAGATAGCTCTGCTAGATTTTGAAAAGCGTGCACAACTTGTATTGATCTGCCTCTAACATGCATAGTTTTCATTTGTGCATATCTGTTTCTAAAAGCATAATAAGAAGAGTGATTTAATAAATATGGATCAAGAAATTCACACTGTGTATATAAATCCAAAGGATTTTTTGTGACAGGAGATCCTGTCATGATACGTCTATATTTAGAATAGTTTCCAAGTTTAATAATATTTTTAGTTCTTTTTGCTGTTGGTGTTTTAATAGTAGTAGACTCATCAATAGCCATCAAGACTTTGTGTGAATTTAAAAATTTAGATGCAAACTTTATACCTTTCTCTGTGCTAAATGCTTCAACATTCATAACTAAAATATGTAAAGCAGTTTCTATTTCAAATAAACTTTCTAATTTTTCTTGTTGTTTTTTAGTAATATTTGGTTGCCATAATACGGTCACATTCTCTATATGGTTTGGTAAGTGCGTAGGTATCTCTTGCTCATACCAGGTTTTTACAACACCTTTTGGAGCAATAATTAATGCACCATCTATCTTGCCTTTATCGTAAAGCATGGCCATATTATCAATTAATACTTTTGTTTTACCTGTACCCATTTCCATAAAATATGCGTACGTTTCTTTGTGCCATGACTTTTCTAAAGCAGTCATCTGATGCTTATACGGTTTCGTCTTAAATTTATAATTCATCTTTCTATTGACTTTAATATAAAGGATGTTATATGATTTGTCAATGTCAGAAAGTAGAGTTTTTGTAATACAAGAAATTGCTGGAACTAAAGCAGGCAAACCTAAGATAAATATTATGGGTGCCTCTAATTATTCTTCGTCTGGTAAATTTAATTTTTTATTACCAGAGTTTTCACAGATTATTTTTTCCCCTGGTCCACTTATATATAAGTTAAGACAAGGATTAAAAGATTTTACAAAAGAAGATTATTTACTACTTACAGGCGATCCTGCAATCATAGGTGTTGCATGTTCTATTGTTTCTGATATTACAAACGGTAAATACAATTTGTTAAAGTGGGATAAACAAGAAAGAAAATATTATCCTATTGAAATTAATCTATACGAGAAAGGAGAAATAAATGACAA